AGTAGGGTGAAACGTTGCTGACGGGATTCTTCAGCGGTATCCAGGGGTGCCCGCCGAACGCATACGTGTTCCCGTGCACCGTGCCGCAGAACGAAAGGGTGTGCTGACAACCCTTCGACACGCTTCCCGCTGCGCCAACGCCAACAAGCAATCCGTTGACCTTAAGCAGAATGCCAGAATCGACCGTTGGATTTGCCGAGACAATCGTTCTCGACTGGTGAACGCCATTTGTGTCCGTCCATTCAAACACCCCACCAACGTAGTGAGATATGTCGCCCAGGGAACCGGAGACTGTAACTGTCCGTGACGTAACATCAAGAACGGTGACGCCCACGTTGGTCTTGGTCTTTCCGCACTTCGGCCCGTAGAGCATGTGCGGGCACATGTACTGATAGTTTCTCCGTAGACCAACGCGGCGCATCGCAGTCGAGATCGGTTCGCATGCCAGCTTTGACTCTGACCCTTCCCAACCAACCGATATGACCCGGCCCGTCCAAAGTGCCTTCCATTCGGCTGCAGGGTCTTCAGCCTCTCCCTGGAAGACCGTCAGCGTTACCGCGTGGTTCGGCGGATAGACGCGGAACATCTCAGCGACCACGTTGTTGCGGGCCATCCGCACTTCGAGAGTCGACTTGTCCAGCGTTCCAGAATTACTGCTCGTTGATCGGGAGATCGGAACCGGGAGGAAAGTGTCCGCACCCTTGACGACGGGAAACTCCGCGTCGGTGAACAGATGCCTATCCGAAGCCGAATTTCCGTAGGTGAATTCGTACAGTTCAATCGGTCGCCCGAAGAACCGGCTTTTGGTGAAAAAATCAAACATCGTCGTCCTCCACGGTTCGCATGGCGATCCCAATGTTGGCGACCTGATCGGAAGCCCAACTGATTGTCAGAATGTCGCTCGCCAGTGTCCAGGCCGGCATCCAGCAGACCATCACCACGTCAGCCGCGTTGATCGCCGGCCAGGCGTTCGCACAGACGATTGGCGTGTCTCCCGCGACAACCGACATGGACACCACCGTGTTGTAGATCAGCGTGCCGTCGACCTTGACGACGACCACTTGCCGGTAGGTCGTGTTATCGGGAACCGTGGCACCCTTGGCGACGAGGGTACTGCTGCCGGCTGTGACGTTGCCGACGAGTTCAATATCCGGGTTCCACGTCGGGGCGTAGAACTCTCCACGCATGCCGAGCATCCGGTTGAAGAAGTTGCGGAACTCCAGGACTTCGGCGCGGCTCTTGCCAAGATAGGTAGCCTTGACCGACTTTGAGCAGAAGTCGATCACGTCATAGTAGGTGGCAGCACCGCGTCCGTAGTCGACCGCTTCAACCGGCCAGTTGTACTCGATCTGCGGGGCATCGCTCCAGTTCGGTCGCTTCAGGAACACCTCGCGCCCGTTCCATGTGACAGCCGCGCCCGGGGTAGCCAAGGGTGACAGGTTGGTCGGGATCGCGTCGAAGCGTATCTTCCCCTTGCTGATCGTATTCACCGGCGTATCAACCTGCAGCGTCGGCTGCACGAAGCCCACGTAAGCGTGAAACAAGGTCGTACCGATGGGCCAAGCTGCGGACAGCACAGGCGACACCGTGAGCGTCGTTCCGGATACCCCAACGATTTGTCGAACAGACACCCCGTCGACCGACACATACTCCCCAACTCGCATCCAGGGTTGAGCGGCGGTCACTTGAATGTCGGTTCCACCAATCGTTGTGACTGCGGCCAGGCTATCGGACTCCGTGTAGTCGGGCATGATGAACTGCTGGTTCTGCTTGCCGAACATCAGACGGTCGAAGTCGACCATCGACGACTGGAAATCGAACTCGCAGTAGAAGCGCGGACTATGGCGAAGCGACCGCCGTTGCTCTTTCCCCGAACGGGCGGCGAACGTCTCCGTTTTGTAGGCGTAGTTCGTGACGTAGTTGCCGCTCCAGTCCGGGCGGATTGACCAAGCGTTCATTATCCAAGAACCTGTTTGAGTGATGCGCGATTGGCGCGAATGAAGTTGAACATCGCCTTCTCACCGTCTGCGGTGCTGAGTCCTTCGGACACCATGCTACCGCTGTCGATTGTGTTGATGATCTTGATTGACTTCCCGGCATCCGCGCCACCGTTGTTGACGTGTCGAGGATCGTTGGCCGTCAGGACTTCTTCACCCTTCTGGAGAACTGCGGGAACCTCGTTCGCCGCCAGCCCGGCGATCCCGCCAGAGTGGTAGCGGCGAGCGTTGGCGAACCACGCAGGAGATACGGCCATTGCCTGACCGCCGCTACCGACCACACCGCCAGCGTGGAACTTGGCGCCGGCCGCTGCCTGGAACAGTTGCCCGAGGAACGATCCGCCGCCGCCCAAAGCCTTGGAGGCGGACATCATCGCGTTGAAGATTGCCGCCTGAGCGATAGCCTTTGCCATCGCCAGCAGGAAGTCGGACAACCACTGTTGCAGCGACTCCTTGAGCGAGCCGAAGACATCGCCGGTTTCCCTGATCTTGTCGAGGAAACTGCCGAACGCGGAGTTCAATGTCGTGCCGAACACGTTCCCGATGTCCGTAGCCGTGATGACTGCGCGATCCCGTACTTCGGTCAGGTTCGCCTTCAGCAGCCGCAGCTTGTCGATCTGCGCGTCAGCATTTGGCCCGCCGACGTTCGTCCAGAACGCGATCATCTTCTCGACGGCTTCTGACAGTTGCGCGTTGACCGTCGTCAGCTTTTCCGAGAGTTCGGAGTAGTTGAACGAAGGATCACCGGCCTGCGCCAACTTCATCTGCTCGATGATGTCTCGGCGCTGCTGCTCCAGAATGGAGATTCGTTCTTCGCCAAGTTGTTGCTCCTTCTGGAGCTTGACCTGATCCTCCTTCGCCTTCTTCTGTTCCCACAGTTGCCCGGCGACCTCCGTAGCCAGGGCAAGCGAACGTTCGTCGAGCACGACGCCGGCTTTCTTGGCGGCGGCAACAGCCTTTTCGACTTCGATACGGACGAAGGTCGCCTTGTCGGGCAGGTTGTTCTGCGCCGTCTCTGCAGCGAGTTCTTCCCTCTTGATGCCGAGCGTGTCCTGAAGGTTGGCGTTGTATTCCAGTTCCTTTTCGTTCCGTTTCTCAATCAGACCGATCTGCTTTTCGATGGCCTTGGATTGAGCTTCGGGATCGCTTCCGGACTGGAACAGGAACGCTTCCTGGTTGCGGCGTTTTGCGTTGATCCCTCCGTTGTCGCCGGCAAGCCCCCGGATGGCAGACGCAATCTCGTCAGCCGAGCCTGTCCTTACCGCTTCGATGATGCGCTGCGGGAGGCTACCGTAGTTGTAGGCGATGGAAGTCAGAACGGCTTGCTGTTCGGTCGTGAATCCGTTGAACCGATCTTCGCCAACCTGACTCTTGACCTTGCCCTGGAACTCACCGATGCGGCGAACCAGATCACGATTCGCGTCCTCGATGCTGACGCTCATCCCCTTCGTGATCTTTTGAATCGAGCCGTCTGCCAGTGTCACCGTGTCTGAGCCAAAGCCCGCCCGGTAAGCGTTGACGTCCCACTGCGGCTTGCTGATGAAGCCCTCGAAGTTGCGGAGCAGTTTCGCCGAGGCTTCCACGCTGCTGCTGACGCCCGCGAGCATGGTTTCCAGACCCTTGAACTGCTTGGCGTCGAACGCCAGTTGCAATTCGGTCTTTGCCTGGTTGGCGAGGTTCATCAGACGCTTGTAGGCTTCGCTGGTCTTGTCCAGACCCTTGATTGCGTCAGCCGTCTTCAGGATTTCGTCGATCTCCTTCAACGACTCCATCAGTTTGATTTCTTCGGTCAGGCTCGGAATCTTGCCGCGCAGAATGTCGATCTGCTCTGTCAGCCGTTTCGCCGGATCAATCGGCTTTTGCATGGCCTCGTCAGCGGAGGAACCTAGCGTCTTCAGATCGTTCGCCAATGCGATGATGGCGGGCGACACACCCTCGACCGAAGACCCGGCATCCGTCAGGGCTTTGACGATCTTGGCGATTGCCGCTTCCGTGGTTGCCGCCTCGCCCGTGACCTTGGAGAACGCCTTAGCCGCATCGACGATTGCGGGGTTGACGTTCTTGATCTCGGAAATCTTGCTGATCTGCTCGCGGAACTCGGCCATCGAAATACGACCGTCGCGGGCAAGTTCGATCAGTTCGGCGATCTCCTTGCCAACGGCGCCCATGTCGCCCCGTTTGAGGCTTATCAGACCGCCGAGCCGGCTGGACAGCCCGCGCAACGCGGAATCCTTCTGCTCGCCAAACTGCTTCATCAGGTCGTCGAGGTTGGACTTGATGTCGAGCGTCGTCAGACCCTTCAGCGAGTCGACCCACTTGCCGCCCTTCTTTGCTGCCTCGTCGTAGGCTTCAAGAATAAGCCCCATCTGCCGCTGGTGTTCTTCCAGTGCATCGGTGGCCTTCTCCGTACTGGTCATCCAGTAGCCAAGGGCAACGGTCAGGCCGGTGATGATGAGGCCCGGAATGCCACCAAGACCGGCCAGCACGCCCCGGAAGATACCCACGGCCCGGGCAGCACCGTTGACCGCCACCTGAAGCGCAGCAAGGCCCGCTGCCGAGCTTGTCGCCGCCGCGCGCGAGGCCGTGAGGGAGGCGTTCATCACAATGAACTGCCGATCCAGCCAGGTTGCCTTGGCTGCCGAACTGGTCAGAGCGACCCCAAGCGCGTCATAACTCACCGCAGCCGCACGGGCACCGGACGGTATCGGCTTGAAGGCATTGACCAGATTCATCGCGGCGGCTGTGGCCGCTGCCAGGAAGGCCGGCATCTTGTGAGCGACGATGATGCCGAAAACAAGCGCGACCTCGTTGCCGTACTTCGGCACTTGCGCGAGGATTTCCAGGAACCCGCCGACGACCTTGCCGAGATTGGCAAAGAACGCCTGCCCGTCTTTACTCTGAAACTGTTTCGTCAGTTCCCGCAGGGCAGCTTGCAGACCTTCGGTGAACCCGCCGTTGTCAAAGGCCAGCCGGGCTTTCGCTACCTCGTTCTCAAACTTGCCGACATCGGCGGCAATGTTCTTCAGGGAGGCCGATAGCTGCGGGCCAACGGACTTGTTCATCTCCGTGACGAACTTCGGCCAGAAGTCAGCAGGATCGACCCGACCAGCCTCCATCATCTTGGTAAACTCGGCAGTCGTCTTCCCCATCGACTTGGCGGCGATCTGCATGGCACCCGGAATTCGTTCAGCAAACTGCTGCTTGAATTCTTCGGCCATGACCTGCCCCTTGCTGAAGGACTGGTTCACGCCGTTCATCGCGAGATCGACCTGCGCCGCGCTCAGGTTGTAGACGCGGAAGGCTTCCGTGAGGCCGGTGAATACGCTGCGAACCTCTTGACCGGAAAGTTCAGTCTCCTTCGACGCTAGGGCCAGGCTGCTGTAACCCTTCGCCAGTGTGACGAAGGAGACGCCGAGCCGGTCAGCCTCTTGACGCACAAACGCCATCTCAGCTGCCGCCTGCTTCTGGTTCCCGTCCGTGACGACCGTGAGTTTCGCTTTGGCCGCGTCGACCTGAATGGCAACGTCGAGCGCCTGCTTCATCTGGTTGATGGCCGAATAGACACCCACGAAACTCAGCGCCAGGGCAACCATTTCGCCGTGCAGTCGTTGCGCCCAGGCCATCGCAGCCCGGCCACGGTTCTCCAGTTCGCTCAACGCCATTTCGGAGTTTTTGGCTTCTCGGGCCATCCGGGCAGAAGCGTTTGCCGTGTTGTTGTATGCCGTGGCCTGCCGGTTGGCCGAGGTTACGGTCGACGTGCCGAGCGCCTGCGAAATGGCGAGTTGTTGGCGCTGCGTGGCTGCCAGTGCATCCGACTTGACCTTGACACCTTCAAGCGCGGTCTGGAACTGCTGTTGTGCGGCCGCCAGTCGGGTAACGTCCGTTCCCGCATCCCGGGCAGCATTCCGCATCGTGTTGATGGCCTGCTGCATTTCCAGGTAGGCCGCTTTCGACTGCTTGGCGATCTCCAGATTTGCCGCAAGGCCGGGGTCAGTCGATGTCGCCTGCCCGTCAACCTTCGTGATCTTCGCGCCGCCGAGGGTGGACGCCTTAACCGCCGACTGCGCCTGGAGCCAGGCGTTCTTGAAGTTGGCGAGGTCGGTCTTGGCGTTGGACAGTTCCTTGAGAAGACCCTGACGGATGCTCAGGCCAACTTTGGACAGCGCGACACCGGCCTGCGTGGCCGTTGCTTCAACCTTCGTGAGTTCCTGCCGGGCGTCGACCAACGCCTTTTCCTGCCGGTTCATGGCCTCGGCGTTGTTGTCTGCTGCGTCCCGCAACTTGGTCAGGTTCCGGGCGGCTTCCCGGCCTGACGTTTCGACCGCCTTCAGGGAAGCAGCAGTCTCCCGTTGCGCGGACTCGGCAGCCTTCAGGGCGACAGACGTGGACTCCAGCGAAGTCCGCATGCCAGGCAGCGTGGTGCTGATCTCCCGAATGCGGGTGATGTAGTCGGCGTATGCCGCCTTCGTCTTGGCGAGCGTTTCGGCTTGCGAACGCAGCTTGGCGTCCGTCTTCTCGAAATTGTCGAGTTGCTTGCTCGTCGGCTCGGCTGCCGACAGAATGGTTGCCGCGTATTCCTTCTGCTTCTGGCCGGTCTTCGCCAGTGCGTTTTCCTGACGACCGAGGGCGTCAATGAAACCCTGCTCCTTGGACTGCCGGCCAGCCAGTGCCGCTTCGCCCGCCTTGACGGCTTTGGCGAGTTCGGCGAACTGCGCTTTGGTCGACTCGACAACCGATTTCTGACTGGTCAGCGAGGACTTCAGCCGGTCGGCGTCGGCGGCGAACTTGAGTACCGAAGCGTCGGCTTTGGAGACTTCGGTATCGAGCCGTACCGCCTCTTCGGCGATCTTCGTCAGCCCGTTCTCAAGACCGAGTACCGCCGAGGTTGCCTTGAGCATCGACCCGGCGATCTTGTCGAGCGG